GTGAAACAACTCAAAAAAAGAATAAATTTGCTAAAGCAAAAAGTAAAGCAAACTCTGAATATGAATATGAAAATGAAAATGAAAATGAAAATATAAATGAAGATAAAGATAAAAGTTTTAATTTGTCTTTTGTAAAAAAAGATTTTACTAAAATAACAAATGAATTTATTGAACACAGAATAAAAATGGGTCAGGAATTTAAAACAACTTACGAAATAAAAACTTTTTATGATAAATTAATGCGGCTTTCTGATTCCAAAAAAGATACAGCAAATAAATTAGTAGAAAATGCGATTGAAAACGGCTGGAGAAGCGTTTTTGAATTAAGAGAAAATACACAAAAAAAACAAGGGAGGATACAGCATGATACGGACTATTAAAGAGGTGAATGAGCTCGCAGAAAGTCAATATACAGAGCATGTAAACGAATTTAATAAGCGAAAAATCGTAATGGATGTTAGCGCTAAGGAGTTTAGTGATATTTTTAAAACTGTTGCAGAAACCTTTTTTTTAAAACATGGAACAAAAAGAGAATTTATTTACAATGCTGATAATAAAAAGGTTATCGAGCAACTTTATTATTATTTTACAAATAATGATAAATTTAAAGGCGAGCAGTCAAAGGGAATTTTGATTGCTGGGAAAAATGGAGTTGGTAAAACTGTAATTTTGAAGTCGTTTTTTGAAATAATTAAAATGCTAAACATTCGGGTCGTAAGGGGTTATCATTCGAAGGAACTGGCTGCGAAATTGGTTGATAAGGAGGTATTAATTGACAATTTAAAACGTCCACTTTTCATTGATGACTTAGGAAAAGAATCATTGGAAGCAAACAATTTTGGAACGAAAATACAGCCTATTGCTGATTTGATAAGTTTGCGCTACGATTTGGGCTCGATGACATTCGTTACGACAAATTACAAAATGGAAACACTTACGAAGTTTTATGGCATCACAACAACTGACAGATTTAAGGAAATGTTTAATATCATGGAATTAGGTGGTGAAAGTTTTCGTAAATAAACAAAAATAGTACTAACTTTAAAAAAAAATACACGATGAAACGACAAAACAGAGAGAAAGCATTTGAAAAGGCAATTGAAAAATTTGCTCCGTTCTTAAAAATGAGATACTTCAAAATCCCTGATACTCACATGATTAATGCCCAAAACAGGTATCAAAATAGGGAAGCGAAACGCCCTTTTGATGGCGTATTGGTTACGAAAAATGGGAATGCACTGATTGAATGTAAATTTCAAAATAACAAGCTCATGCCGCATCAGCTTGCAAACAAAGAGGCAACGGATAAACTAAATAGGACATTTTTTGTCCTCACAGAAAAAATCAACAAAACTAAAGGCTTGCATTACGTCTGCCAGCATCTGGAAACGAAACACGAATTTAAAGATTTAATCGAAACGCTTCGATTTGTGGAGAATGTGTTGAAACTTGAAAAAATCGAATTATGACATTACAACAAATAAAAAGATTTACGGAAAACTATTTTGAGATTGACGATTTAAGCGTCAAGAGCCGAAAATCAAAAATAGTGTTCGCTCGTGATATGGCTTTTTTTATATCAGAGAAATGTGAGAATGTATCACTTTCGGAAATTGGCAGTGAAATTGCTTGCCGAGACCATGCGACTGTAATACAGGCTAGGAAAAAGGTTAAGAAATATCTTGCTGAAAAAACACTAAAAGGGAATTTTCTTTATGAAAAAGAAGTTAAAATTATCAATGAATTTCTATTAGAGTTCAACAAATCCTGTGACAAACAAACAGGATTTGATATTACAGAAATTCAGTTCTACAAAGCTATGAACAAGTTGAGAAATGATAATTTAGTTGCGCAAAATCAGGAACTTTATGATTTTCTTACTGAAATATTAAAAAATAATTAGTATCTTAGCGATATGAAGTTATCAGAAATAAAAGCAAACCCGAACAATCCGAGGCTTATCAAAGATGACAAGTTCAAGAAATTAGTTAAGTCGATTAAAGAGTTTCCTAAAATGATGGCACTTCGTCCGATGGTTGTTGATGCCAATGGCGTTGTATTAGGTGGAAACATGCGGTTAAAGGCATTGCAGGAGTTGAAATATAAAGAAGTCCCGGACACATGGATTAAACAAGCATCAGAATTAACCGAAGACGAACAGCGAAGATTTATAATTGCGGATAATGTGGGATTTGGCGAAAACGACTGGGATATGTTAGCGAATGAATGGGATGCTGATAAGCTTGCAGAATGGGGGCTGGAAATACCAAACTTTGAAGATTATTCAGATAAGAACAAAGAAATTGATATTGACGAAATGGATTCTGATATGACCATTAAATTAACTTATTCAGAGAATGAATACAACGAGGTGAAAGACAAACTATCAAAAATAGCAGTAACACCAGAACAGGCAGTTTGGAAATTATTAAATAATGAATAAACATAAATTCAAATATCGCTGGAATTTATCCGATGGTTATCCAAAATCAAACGGCTTAAATGTGTTTGGCACTTTTATTTGTGGCGGTGGGTCCACAATGGGGTATAAACTTGCAGGGTTCAATCATTTGGGAGGTGTTGAAATAGATCCAAAGATTGCAGCCGTTTACAAAGCAAATCACAACCCAAAATATTTATATATCGAGGACATAAGGGAGTTTAATAAAAGAACTAATTTGCCTGATGAACTTTATAATCTTGATTTATTAGATGGTTCACCGCCTTGCAGTAGTTTTTCAATGGCAGGAAACCGTGAAAAGGATTGGGGCAAAGAAAAAGTATTTAAAGAAGGACAGGCAATGCAAACGCTTGATGATTTATTTTTTGATTACATCGCTTTGGCTAAGAAGTTACAGCCAAAGGTAGTGTTAGCTGAAAATGTAAAGGGATTAATTCAAGGCAATGCAAAATCCTATGTTCACAAAATTAAAGCAGGTTTCGAGGATGCTGGATATAAAGTTCAATTGTTTCTGCTTAATGCTGCTTCAATGGGAGTGCCGCAAAAAAGGGAACGGGTGTTTTTTATTTGCCAAAGGAATGATTTAAACTTTCCTAAGTTGGAATTGAGGTTTGATGAGAAAGTCATAACTTTTAAAGATGTTTGTTTAAATAATTCAAGCGATGATTTATACATAAAACATTCAGAAAAATATGCTGAGTATTGGACAGCTGCAAAGCAAGGCGAAGTAGTTGGTTTGTTTAATGCTTCTTGTAAGCGGTTAAAAGACAATCAAGTTTGCAATACGATAGGGGCTCAGGGAGGATATAATCATTTCCATAGTTCAGAATGCAGGCAGATAAGTAAAAATGAAATTTGTATGATTGGAACTTATCCATTAGATTATAATTTCAAAAATAACAAATGGCACTATTTAATCGGAATGTCAGTACCTCCGGTAATGACCGCACAAATAGCAAATCAAATTTATTCACAATGGTTTATTAAAACAGAATAATAATTAAGATTAATGACACTTTAGAAATAAAAATAAACGGAAAGGAATATTATGGCACGACCTAAGGTAAATATAGATTGGAAAAAAGTAAATTCATTATTGGAAGCCGATTGTGAAGGTACTGAAATTGCAGCATATCTGGGGATTGTTCCAGACACTTTATACCGAAGATGTCAAGAGGACAATAAAATTGGTTTTGCAGATTATTTACGTGAAAAGAAAGCGAAAGGAAATTCATTACTAAAAGTTAAACAATTTGAATCTGCTATTTCGGATAAAAGCGTCCCGATGCAAATTTGGCTAGGCAAACAAAGACTGGGACAAAAAGATAAGCATGAGCTTGATAATACAAGTTCAGACGGCTCAATGTCACCAAAATCAACCATTGAATTTGTCGATACAAAGGCAAAGGACGATGAAGATTAACAGGAAATACAAATCATTATTTAATATTCCTGAAAATGTACGTTATTTCATCATAACAGGCGGACGGGGCTCGTCCAAGTCATTTTCAGTACAAACAGCAATAACACATCTTTCAGACACAACAAATAGAAAGTTCCTGTTAACACGTGAAACAATGACATCGGCACATTTGTCAATCATACCTGAATTTCAGGATAAAATTGATGTACTAAACTTAAATAATCGCTTTAATTCAAACAAAACAGAAATTACAAACATTGCATCGGGGGCCAAGATTATTTTTAAAGGGCTAACATCGTCATCGGGCGACCAAACGGCACAATTGAAATCACTTCAGGAAATTTCCATGTGGGTTGTCGATGAAGCCGAGGAGCTAATGAATGAAGCTAAATTTGATAAAATAGACCTTTCGATTCGCTCGAATAAACATCAAAACATAGTTGTTTTAATCCTTAATCCGACAAGTAAGGAGCATTGGATTCACAAGCGATTCTTTGAGACAAAAGGCATTGAGCATGGATTTAACGGCACGTCTGGCAATATCTGTTACATTCACACAACTTATTTAGATAATATTGAAAACTTGCCTGTTGCTTATGTCAAGCAGCTTGAGCGCATAAAAGAAGTCGATCCAATAAAGTTTAATCACATAGTGATGGGCGGATGGCTCGACAAAGCAGAAGGCGTTATCTTTACAAACTGGAAATATGGAGAGTTTGATAATTCGTTACCGTACATTTTTGGAATGGATTTTGGGTTCTCAAACGATCCCGACACACTTGTGAAGGTTGCAATCGACAACAAGCGAATGAAACTGTACGTTAAGTGTTTGATTTATCGAAATGGACTTGGCACGAATCAGCTTGCGGAGTTAATTAACGGCTCAGAAGCGAAGGGAAA